AATGGATCAATTGCAATTGGAAATGTTAGGGATGTAGAACATCAAAATAATCTAATAACTCAATTTATTGAAGAAAATTATCCCGATGCAGATAAAAAAGAATTAGATGCAATTAGACATATTAATAGAACAATTAATTCTAAATTACCTGTTCTAGAATCTGTAAGAAATGTAACATGGTATCCGGTTTCATTTGAATTTGATAATATGTTTTCATATGGAGAAAAAAATAAAGTAGATTTTTCAAAATTATCAGATGTTATAGGATTATTCGCAGCAAATGCATCTGGTAAATCATCATTACTTGATGCTATAACATATACTATATTTGATAAATGTAGTAAAACAAGTAAATCAAAAGAAGTTTTAAATAATAAAAAGTCTGGTTTTAAAGGTATATTTAAATTCATGTTAAATAATAAATTATATACTATTGAACGAGAAGGTATAACATTAAAACATGGCCATGTTAAAGTAAACGTTAATTTTTATAATGAAGATCAAAACTTAAATGGAGAAGAAAGAAGTGATACTAATAAAAGTATTCGAAGATATTTAGGAACTTATGATGATTTTATTTTAACTGCATTTTCATTACAAGCAGATAATAATAATTTTATAGAAAAGTCTCAGCGAGAAAGAAAAGATTTATTATCGCAATTTCTTGATACAACAGTTTTTGAACAATTATATTATTTAGCTGCTGAAGAAATAAAAGAAACATCTGGTAAATTAAAAGAATATAAGAAAACAGATTTTGGATCTATAATAAAAGAATCAGATGATATTATCATTGCAAATCAAGATACAATAATTGAATTAGAAGAATCAGATAATGAGTTTCAAGAGTTAAGAAATAAATTACAAAATGAAATTGTAGAATTAATTGTTCTATTAATATGTCTAATTGCATCTAATTCTTTTTTATCTGCATCAGGATAATTTTCTTCAATAAATTGAGTTATTAGATTATTTTGATGTTCTACATCCCTAACATTTCCAATTGCAATTGATCCATTTTGATTATTTTCAACATGATTTGCACTACGTTGTATAGATATATCTTGAACTTTATATTTTTTTCTGATAGTTGCAATTAATTTTTTAATATCAGATGCATCAGTATCATTAAATTTAATTCTAACTCTTGGTTTTTTTGGAACTCGATATGGCGAATTAATAATTTTTGCATTATCAACTTCGAATGTAACATAACCATAATTATTTTCTATTTCTATAAATTCAGATGTACGATCAGGTAAATCCCATACTAATATTCCGTGATCTAATGCTTCTCCATGATTTTGTTGTATTAATGATCCAGGATATCCAATTGTTTTTTCTTTATTAAGAAATTGAGCAGGTTTATGTATATCACCTAATAATGTTAAATCATGTCCTTCAAATAAATCTGTTGTAACATGATCATTTGATATTTGAAATCCAATATCTGTTTTTGCGTTATGTACAGCTCCATGATGTAATGCTATTTTATAATGAGCATCAAAATCTTTTGCTTGAATATAATCTTTTGGAGCTACATCAACCGCCATATGATTAAATACAACGTTTGCAAATTTAAATAATCCATTTTCTTTTATGAAATGTATATTCGAATTGTTAATAACATCTAGTATTGGAGATATTGCATCTAATCTATATAAATTATTTAAATTCATATCATGATTTCCTAATATAACAATAGTAGGAATATGAAATTGATTAAAAAATTTTGTTAACATGTTAATTAACTCTGGAGACATATCTAATTTAGAATGTACTATATCACCTGTTACTACGCAAATACTTTGATTGGTTGCATGTTGTGCTATATGTAAAAATAAATTATCAAATACTTCTTGATATTCTCGATGTCGTTTCAGTGTTCGAATATGTATGTCAGATATATGAAATATTTTATCAACTGATTTGATATTTGTTTTTAATGTTTTTATTTCCATAATGAATTTATTTCCATTGTCATTAATTCTTCGAAAGAAAATTGATATGTTTCTTCAATTTTTTCTGTTATTCTTTTATATCCCATTTCATTAGGATCTTCATCGTCTAATTTAACTAGATATACATGTATACCTTCTTGCAAAAACATTTGAGCTATATGTTTTGCATTATTTAATGCATCTTGATCTAAGCATATATAAATTTCTTTAACACCCTCTTCAATTATTTTTATTCGAAGTTTAGGATTAATCATTTTACCAAATAATGGTATTGCATTTCTTTTAATAGTAATTGCGTCAAACGCTCCTTCACATAATATAATAGGTTCGTTCCAATTTATTAACATATCAAATCCTATGATATCTTTTGATATTTTTGGATTCTTATGCTTATATAGATCATTTTCATAAAATGCTCTAGATACAAAATAATTTAATTGTCCTGTATAATCATAACTTGGAATAATAATTTTACCAGAATATGGTCCTGATTCTGCATATCCTATTCTATATCGAATTATATCAAATATATTTATTCCACGTTTTTGTAAATAATGCATTGCATTTTTATAATCAGGAGTTTTTCTTTCTAACCATAATGGTTTATAATCTTCTGGTAATTGTATTATTTCTTCAATTTGTTTTTTATCAATTGAATTATTTCTATACTTCGATCTTTCAATTAATTTTCCTAATTTTTCAAATTTGTCTTTTGGTAAATTTAATTGTTTAAATAAAGAATGTATCGATCTACCTTTTTTATTAGATATCCAACAATGCCATGGATTTTGTCCTTCACGATTTGTATTTAAATCAATTTCTAGTTTAGGCTTGTAATGTGAAGTAAATGGAGAAAAGAACGCAACATTATTACCAGATGTTGGTTTACCTTTACCTAGTACAGATTCTAGCAATTGAAGTAGTTTAAGATTCTTCATATAATCTATTATAATAAAATTTACTGAAAGATCAAAAGGATTGGTATTATATAATATAGGTTAGACACAATTATAATCGGTCTAACGAATCATCATTTAATAATATACATTATATTAAACGATTTCATCTTTTTATTAACTTACATTAAAAAAATAATGAATATTTTTCAAAGATCCAATCATAATGCAAAAAATTTTGTTGCAATCGGTGTTTCGCCTTCTTTACAACATTCCTTTAGCCATTCCTCCGGCATTTCTTTTTTTGCAACATGTTGTATTCCTATTTTTTTTGCATACATTTCATATGTTGTTTTTGAACCTTTTGAAATTTTTTGATTTGGATTTTGAAATATAATTCGTAAATCAATTTTTGGATGTGATGCTAAAACATGTTTCATTTTTTGTCTATCAGTACTTGTCCATCTTCCTTTTGTTTCAATATACATTATATTACCATTCTTTTTTATAAAAATAAAATCTGGTGTGTATTTTGAATTTTTTTGAGGAATAATATATTGTAATGTTTCTGTTTCATATTTTACTGGATAATGTGCTTCTTTGATTTGATCTGCTACTTTTAATTCTAGTCCAGATCGATATCCATATTTGTACGCCGCTTGGCGTTGTTTATTATTAGAGTGCCAATGATTTTTCATAACTTTTTTCTTTCTACCAGTCAATCATTACTAATTGACCATTCCATAACATAATATTATCAGGTTTAAAATCTAATGAGTATTCTAAATCTCCAATACCTGTCTTTTTTACTTGTTGTTCTAATGCTCTTAAAAAACTAATTAATTTTATATTATAATTTCTAGATGATTCTGTATTTAAAAAGTCAAAAATACTTGTTTCTAATCCTTGACTTCTTGCAAATTCTTTAAAGTCTTCATAATATCTAGAAATTTCATTTTGTAAATTATTTGGTAATTTATCTGCACGAGACATTATATATATTCTTTTTTCTGGATCTGCGTAATGTACTGGAATAAATGAATTATACTCATTATATCGTCCTACAATAACTCCAGCTACTGCTACTTCGTCTGGTTCTGTTGTTATTTTAAATAATAAATCTTCACCATTAATATAATATACTTTTCCATTATCTCCGCTATTCAAAAATGTAAGATCTTTGTTTTTTATTTTTTGTAATAATCTTACAGCTTCTTTTTCAGCTATTTCGTTTAATAAATTGCGTAATTGAATAGCCATTATATTTTACCTCCCCTTCCCCTATCTAAATCAATTTTCATTCGAATATTTAAATCAATATCTGTTCTATTTAATATTGGATTTGCTAATTTTCCTATCATCAACATTTGACCTTTATCATTAAACATCCCAATTGTAGTTATATAAGGTGCAAAAGAACTGCCGGTTACAAACCCTTTTACTGTAATATTATCGTCTTTTAAAGCAGATGGATTTAATGTAACATTAAAATCTCCTTCATCAATTTGTAAAAACATTGAATGCTCATATCTACGAACTGTACTTCTATATGTTGCTGTATAATTTTCGTTAATTAAATCATGATAACGATAATCTAATGTAGATATTACTATAAATCCTGTTTGTCCAAATACATTTCCTACTTTATTATTTTGAAGAAATTGAGGTATATTAGACTCTAGAGCTCCATTATAAATTGTTTGTACTTGGGCATCTGTTAATACAAAATCATATATTCTAATTTCATCTAACGATCCATTTAAATAATTGTCTGTATTGCTATCTAATGGCCCAAATCCACCAACTGACAGTTTATCATTATTATTTATATAATTAGTTGTATTTTGATCATTGCGTATAAAACTATATGAATTTCCTGCAAATGAATTTCCATTTATACTTGTTTGTAATGTATGACCTATTTTTTGACAACATACAAAATTCCAAGCTCCATTTATTAAATCTGAAGAAATTTCTGTTGCTTTATTATTTTCGGAGCTCTGTACAGAAAATAATATATTAACTTTTCCATTTAATGCTCCTGACTGACCATGAGAATTAGTTTCCATTGATGATGACAACATAATTTTAAATGGATATTGTTGATTAGGAGAGGTTTCTGATTTAGCTACTATTAATCCTGTAGACTCAACTGGAGTAGAATTTTTTGCAGGATATATCCAAAATGCAATCGAATAATCATGATCTCTATCATAATACCCTTCTATATCAGATTGAAAATAATTTGATCCAGAAAAAAATGCTGATAATCCTATAGGTTTTTTCTGTCCGTCTCTTGTTGTAACACCCGGTTGTATATTTAAATTATGCGACTCATATTGAATTTTACTTTTATCAAAATAATGATTAAATCCTTCGGAAAACATTGGAAAATCTTCTAAAAAACTAGAAGAATTAGCATTAATATCAAATATATTTCCATGTCTATCAGAATTTAATGTTAATGATCCATTAGTCCATGTAAATGAATCTAGTTTAATTCCATCGCCAAATCGTTTTTGAGGAATACTAAAAACTGAAGCTGTTTGATATAAATACTTTTCTACTTTATTTAAATTTGTTGGACCAAATGTTTTTGCCGGCTCATATTTGTATTTATAAAATAAATGATCAATTGAATAATATGTATTAAATTGATATGAATTGTCAATGTTTAAAGGAAATGTTTCATTATTATCAATTAAAATTTTGGGTAATGTATTTACATATACTCCTTGTAATGGAAGAAATCCATCTTCAACAGCACTTGCAGAAGTAAATGTAAATTGTTTATTTGCTTCAAATGGATTAACTTTATAATCAGCTGAGTCTAGTTTTTTAAATACAGTTGGTACCGTACCGTTATAATTAGTGATATCTGTATTTTGATTACTCATATTAGAAAAAACCCGTTATATATTTATTATAAATATAACGGGCCTTAATTCCATGTAATTATTTTTAGTAATCTAATTTTACTCTCAGTAATGCTTCTCTAGAAAATGACTTTAATAACGGCTTACTTAATTTAGCAACAGCTAATAATTCATTTTTACTATTATATAATCCAACAGTTGTTATATATGCTTTTGGATTATTAACAAACGTTGATTGTTTTAAATCTCCAACTGATCCAGTTACATATGAAGGATTATTTGAAAAATTGAAACTTCCATTTTTTACTCTTACAAAATAATGAGTACTTGTTATCTCTTGTTCATTTCTTGCTTCAAATCCAATGTTTCCGCTTGCCGCAGCTGATGAACCTGATATTGAATTAAATAATATAAAATGATTATTACCTTCTGCTGTTGCAGAATTAGTAGCACTTAAATTAGTATTAAATCCAACATGTTGATCTAACATTTTTCCATCTAATACCATAATACCATGTAATGGATAAAATAATCCATAATATGTAGCAGTACTAGATCCTCCTGGAGAATGTACTCCATTATCGATACTTCCAGAAACAATATTATAAACTATTCCTGCACTAGTATTTGTTCCATTCGAATTAATACTCGAATCATCAATTAACGTTACTGTTTGACTACCACATACAACACTTCCTGTTGCATTTGTATTATGTGATGTAATAGACTGTAAAGGTAGCTCCCAATTTCCAAAATCTATTTTTTCTTTTTGTCTACTTCTTTGTATATTGACAACATATATGTAATCAGTACTACCAGATCCAGCTGTTACAAATCTTGTTGCATCTTTTTCTAATAATAATTGTCTATATTGCGAATAAATAGCTTGTGCTGCAGGAGTTTCTTGTGTTCCTAATTTTGAAGATCCTTTTCCTTCAACATGACCGTATGCTAACGCAAATTGAACTTCTCTTGTTTCTACATTTGGAGCTGCATCTATTACGTCTACATAATGTCTTATCTGAGAAACAGTTTGTGTAGAAGAAGTATGAAATGTCGTTAATGATCCTAAACCTCCAGTCCATAATCCAGCTGTAACTATTTCTTTTTGTTGTGTAACAACATCTTCGTCTGGATTAAAACTTGAATATGTTTGTCCTGATACACGAATTGTTGGTATATTAGAGGGTTGATTAGCTTGTAAAAACTCAGCTTCATCTGCACCAGCATCTAACGAAACTTGTTGACCCGTAGTAGATCTTGTTTCCATTTGACCATGATTTGGTAATGTTTTTAAATTATTAATTAAATTCATTTGTTTTCCTATTTATTCTAATTTCTATCTATATGAGTTACCTCTATTTTCTTCTCTAAATCCAATATCTTCTTTTCTTACAGCTGTAGCTGCAACTTCTTTCTTAACTTTTACATTAATAGTAGTACTACCACCAGTTTCGTTAGCTATTATAGTTATAGTTGCTTCTTTATCTGATAAAACTTGTGGTAATGCAGTAACTTGGAACTCAAATCCTGCTACAGCAACACTTTGTTTATCTGCATTCGATCCTAATAAAGTTGGAGCAGTTGGTAAATTTCCTGGATTTGATAATTGTTTTGTTACTGATATATCTGCAACAGTACTGTCAGATAAAATTGCTGTATATCCAAATGTTGCATTTCCTCCTTGAAAATTACTTGTATTTGGACTAATGATAGACGAATCTCCTCCAGCTAATAAATTTATCGAAGCATTTCCAACTGTTATAACTGGTATTCTTGTTGTAGATTTTGGCAATGTAACTAATTTATGTTTCAATGCTTGAGTCTCATCTGGTATAGCTTCTACTAGCGGCAAATTTTCTATTAATGCTCCGTAATAACTAGATCCTAATGGATGATTAACATTCCATAATCCATAATCTACTTCATCATATCCTAACGCAAATTGCGTAATATTAAAGTCACTACTTCCAGCAGCTAACAATTCTCTTCCTTTTTTTGTAAGTATTGCGTCTACTGTTATTGTATTATTATTTAAATATCCCATATTGTATATACCTTTTATTTTTAATAAATATTATCATCTAAACTTTTTTATTATTTTTCATATCTTCTAGGTTCCTCGCCTGAAGATCCTTTTCTTTTTCGACTTTTTTTCTTCTTTAATTTCTCAATAACAAATGCACCAGTAGATCCAGGTTGTGATAATGTTATTTTATTTGGATTAATATCTGTAAATTCAACTACTGGGCCGCCATCTACTGTTTTAAAATCTCCTTCGAATCGTGTAGGTTCAATATTAAAATCTTTTCCAATTAATTTTGATCCCATATATAAAGAGTTAGATCCTCCTTCAATATTATAATCCTGAACATCTGCAAATGAATAGCTAAAATGTATTATTGTTTTAGAATTAACTGACAATGTAGATCCATATTGTGAATTTCCATATGTTGCGGTACCATAACCTGATGATTGACCTAATTCAATACTAGAAGAAATAAATTTTTTCTGATATATATTAGATTTTCTAGAATCTAAAATAATAGGAGATACTGCTTCTGATTCCCAATAAGGCGTTACATCAGTTACCCATGCTCCGTTTTGTCTACGCAATGATGTTTTTTGATATGACGCGGATGCATATGAATCACTACTAGATGTTAAATATGCAATTAAATTATCTGATATACTACCATCAATAGTATTATTTCTATAATCATCTATTATTAAATTACTACTTAAATCATGAATAGAAGAAGTAATATTTTTCGTAGAGTCAGATAAAATAATTTCAGTATTATATGTTTCATTAAATTTAGTAAAATATCCTGTATCTGTACTATCTTTACTTCTTTCTAATAATGTTGGTTGTAATAATAATCCTTTTATCTTTTCAGCTCGAGCTGGTAATAATTGATCAATTTGTGAAAAGAATGTTAAATCAAATAGTTTAAATATACTTAAGAAATCATTTAAATTACTTTTATCTTTATATTTTTTCCAATAAGTATTTGCAAATTTTTCTAAAACAGAATAATTTCTAGAGTCATTATCAATAGGATCTCCAATATAATCTTCTAAATTAACACGTCCTAATTGTGAAATAATATCTTCATTAATTATTGTTTGAGGAGAATAAAATACGCCTAATTTAGGAGAATCTTTTGGAGCAGTATCATATTGACTTTGTTCTGCTCTATTATTTACAGATAATGGAGCAATTAATTTATTGTCTTCTATTCTAATCTTATTATCATCGAATGTATCATTACCAACAGTGATAGCATCATAAAAATATGTTTCTTCAAATGAGTTATATGGATTTGAATTAGACCAATTAAAAAATGATGCTGATATATTGGATTCGTTTGGTTCAATTCCTAATAAACTACTAGTTAAATTATGATTTACATTTTCAGTCAATGGTAATCTAAACAATAATTCATTATATGTATCTATGTTACCGTCATATGCTCCCGGTGCTTTTGTATGATTGGAAAATGGAGCCAAATCTAAACTTGAAGTCCATAATCTAAATTCTTGTAATTGTCCTTGTAATCTAGATCCTCCATTGCCACCTGGTTCTCCACCTAATATAACTTTACCAGTACTAGGAAAACTTCCTGTTACTGATGCTGAAACCGTAGTTGTAATTTTTCCAAATTTTGATTTTTGAGCTATTAATTCTAATGTTCCGTTATCAGAACCAGATCTTAATAAAGTATTTACAAATTCTCCATCAAAACAATCAATTAATCCTGACGCTGTTGTGTTTATTCTAATAGTTCCTAAAGTACCACTGTTAAAATCAATTGTAACATTGTTTCCACCAACGGAATATAAATTCATAGTAGATGGCATCGATGGATTTGTTAGTACATTATCTGTTCGGAATCTTAGCTCTACAGAGCGAATTTGACCAGAATAATCTATTTCAGTAGTACCAGCTGAATTATTTATTAAATCTAACGCATATTTTAATTCATGTGACTCATATATAGGAGTTCTTGTTAATTTAGGTCCTCCATATTCATTAATTGAAATCATTGATTGAGGAATTCCATAACATGATAATAAAGCTTTGATACTTCGTTTAGTTCCTTTCGATTTTAACAAATATGGCAAATTATTAACAATACGTCTCCATACATGAAAAGTCATGTCTTTTCTAGACACGCCAGGATCTCCAACAGATAAAGATCCAGTTATTGGTGTTCCTAATTCATTTGTTCCATATAAATATTCCCATAAATCTGCACCTTGATTACCTATGGATAAATTCCATCCAAATTGTTTTGCAACTTGATATAATAATTCATTAGGAACTCCTCGTTTTGGATGTTCATCACGTTCGTAAAGTTTTGATAAATATTTTACATATGTATATAGAATGTCAAAATGATGTCCTAACATGTTAACAAATATATCCATATCCGAATTATTTGAATCAAATCTTATAAATTCTGGAATACCTTTTGTTAATATATTATTATTGTAATTGTCATATAAACTAGCAGAATAATATAATGCATTATACCATACATTAAATTCACTACTAGTAACAGACATGATACTATATGGTATGGTTGAATTACTTTTTGGAGCTGGTTGAATATAACTACCTGTTAATTCAGAAACATTAATATCGTTAGATAAGTAAATATCATGTGTGAAATCTATAGACGAAGATTCGTAATACAAATATTGTTCAAATTCATCAAATCCAGATATTAAATTTGTTTTTAATATATTAAAATCATTTGCATTTGTTGTTGAAATATTACTAGTAATATTTGAAATTACTTTTGATTGAGAAACATATGTTTCAATTAAACCTAGTTTATATTTAAAATTTGCAACACGTTCTGCTGCAGAGCTATAAAAAACAAAATTATTAAAATCATGATACTGAATATTTAAATCAATTCCAGATAAACTTCCGGAGAAATATGAGTCAATTATTTGTTGAGATGTTTGTATTGAAGATCCTAACAAGTCATTCCAAGATTTTAAATCTGTTTCTGTTGATATACTAGTAGCTTCTGAATTAGCTTGCCAATTAGGACCTGATAATCTATTTATTTCGTCTAATATTGAATCAGCTAAAATATGTATTGAATCAACATAAGGAAGTTTATCTTCCTTAACTACCCAACATTTAAATTTTTCTTCAATATTAGAGTCTAAAGGTTTTAATAATTTTACATATAAATGTTCTCCAACAACTACACTATTAACAAATTGCGCACAATTATTTTGACTAAAATTTAATATATATGTTTCTGTAACATTTGGATTATTTTTGTTTCCATTTTCATATGTTTGTCGTACAGATGAAGCATATGATGCTATCTGCGAAAGTCCTATTTGATTTTCTTTATCAATTAATGATAACTTTACTTCTGTACGATCAGGTGATATTTCAGAAATTTTTAAATATTGATTATCATAATTACCAATTAAATTTGTAAAAAAGTTTAAAACAAATCTAAATTTTCCTGCAGTAATACCTAAATTATTGAATTCATCTAATATACTAATATTTAAAATTCCATATGGAAATTTTTGATCATTACTAGATGTAGAACTTCCAAAATATTGTGTAGGAATATCTGATGTTGCAGTTATACTATGATTTCCAGTTATCCATGTTTCATTTGAATATACATGTAATTCAATACGTTGATTAAAACTAGGCAATAAAGTAGATACATGCGATATTCGATATCTAGGGAATTTTAATAAATCATAGTCTAATTTATCTATTCTGTTTGCACTTAATGCTTTTTTTGCAGCTAATAATTCGTCTTTATTTGAGTAGTTTTTAAGCATAATATTTAATCATAATCTGGTCTATAATCCAACCAATATCCTCGATCATTTGTATAAATGAGTCCATATGGATTATCTGTACGTATATTGCTAGAATATGGTTTCTTAAGAAAATTTAAAGTCAATGGATTTTCTGGTGACCCGGCATACGCTCCTTTTTGTTGAAATCTGTATTGTCTATTAGGTTCTGATTTTAATGGATCTTTAACTGAAGAAACACGCAATAATGCAGTACTTTTATTTACGGAAGCAATATGAGTAGTACTAGTTACAGGAGCGCTAGTATTATATGGACTATTAGCTACATCTGCTTTTACCGATATATAATACATATCATATGGAGCAATATCATTTGGATCTACTAAAAATTTAAACGAATGTTTCATTGAATATGCAAAAAATCTTCTATCAGTATCATCATCTCCAGATATAAACCAAGAAGCTTGTTTTTCTACTCCTGGAGGCTTTCCTGATGCGCCTCCGTCATAATTAGTATATCCCCATTTCATTGGATCAAATAATAACGTAGTACTTCCATTCTGAAAACTAGTATTTAATTTTCTAACATATCTCCCAGCTGAAGGACTACTATATCCAGAATATCTATAACCTCTATTATCTATACCACCAGAAGAACCCACCCATGGCCTCCATTTTTGTTTCATAACTCTACTTAAATATACAAAATAATTAACATTATAATCATCATTTTTTATCTGAGTATATAAATCAAGTTCAAAAAACAAAGTTCTTCCTGAATCTTTTAAATATTTTAACATAGCTGGCGTAATAATATATTCATTACGGTCAGTATCAATAGAATGACCATTTATTGTTTTATCAAATGGAACAGTTATACGCTTATTGGGATATAATTTTAAATTGGCGCTATCCATTGAGTTTGATATTTGATATAATCCAGAAACAGGATCATATCCTAAATCATTTATATTAAAATCAATATTGAAATCTAGATCTAATTCTCCGCTTGATTTAATTTTAGGAGGAAATTTAAAAAATTGAAATTGTGTATCAACTGCATCAATAAATGATTTATTTGTATATGTTTCTGTTATTGGCTCTATTAATAAAGGTTGTTGATTTTTATTGTCCTGTTGAAATTCTAAATTGCCAGCTCGATCTCGTTTTAATATTTCATTTGTTGTGCTAGCTAACCCATCTTTAATATATTTTTCTTTCGAACTAGGTAAAACTGCATTTGGTATAGTTTGATTAGTAGGTACAGTTGATGATATATTTAAAGATTGCTGTTTTCCATCTCCATTTTTATTTTGACTGCTTTTTATAGGACCTTCAGATAAAGCTTTAGATCTAGAAAGTCGTTGTCCAACCCTAGGATATTTTTTTAAACTTTTTATCATTAATTTACCTAACTACTTTAAAATAAAAATCGTCGTCAATAATTTCTTCATATATTCCAGAATCAACTTTAAATATTAATCTATAATATCGTTCTGGCATTAATCCAGCTGTGTCTAAATTAATAAAATTACTAGTACTGTCACAACTTATTTTTGTATAATCCTTATTAAATGGTATAACAACTTCTTCTGATCCTGCATCTGTTATTGAATAAAATGAACTAGTAGGTAAAAATTTTACCGTAGATTCTGGGAATTGATTTGTTGGCGACTTACTAGGATATCTATCTCGTGCAAATATTCGTATTTTATTAACACTTGTATCTTTATATTCTTTCTTAATATCTGTGTATATTTTATATGATTCAAAATTAATTTCTGACATTGATCCTGTATTGAATGTTGAATCATCAAAAAACATAATTAATTTTGGAACATATACCGTATGAGTTTCACGACTAAAAAAGCTAACTTGTCCTTGAGTGTTAAGATTGAGTTCGTCGACATCTGAAAATTGTAATAAAAATCCATAATTTGGAATTATTTTACCATTCGATCCAGATTGCCATGTTTTAATAGCGGAAGTAACATCCATGTAAATATCAGTATTTCTAATAGTTTGTAATGGATCTAAATCACTAACACGATCAAATGATTGAGAAAATACCATTTGTAATCCAGAATTTGGATCTTGATATAAAGAACTTCCACCGGTACCAGAACCAGATATGTATATATTACTTCCATCAACAAATTCATTAGGTAATAAAGAAGATCCAGAAGACCAAATTGATCCTGACGTTGGATAATTCCACGTACATCCGTTTTTAATTTTAGGATTTGAATTTACAAACCCTAAACCATTATCCCATTGATCGGCAATCATTTTAGCATGTATATTATAATTCGAAGGAAGATTTATTGCATGAGTTGTATGTAATTGTAAAAAGAACTTACAATTGTTAATATTAATATTATATTTTGTTAATGATTTAGTTACTTGTGTTATATCAAATTGAACTAACGATCTTGTTTTTAAATAATTAGTTCCGCCAGTAGTATCACGCTTACCAATTTCTAGAATTTCATCAAGTCCAGCATTAAGTTCTTTAGAAGCTTCTAAAATAGTAGTGTCTTGGGATGGATATAATATTTTAAACATTTTTTATTTTTCTATTAATTTGAATATGTTATAGTAGGTGATCCAGTTACTCCTGTTACGTGCCAATATGTTCCATCACATATCAAATCATATTGATCTCCAGTAAAGGTTCTAGAAGATGCTATTTCCATTTGAACAAAAGGTCCATTTGACTTTTGTAATGTGGCATTAGTAGTAGTAAGAATACTGAATAAGGCTTTTTGATCAGAACTCTCAACAAAGATATTAAATGATCTTGCTAATGCCGCTGGACTAGTAGCAGTATCTCCCACTTGTCCAACTATAATTTTATATGCAGTACCAGGCGTTACAGAATTTGGTCTAGGCAATTTAAATCCAATTCCATTTGAACCTTGATTACCATCGGAGGGAACTATTAATACATATATAGAATTTGAATCACCATTTACATCAAATGTTATTGTCGAATCATTTGGTACTTGGGAAGTAATTATTTTTGATTTATTCCCTGATACAGTCCCGGTGAAAACAGTATCTCCTGTAAACGTAAACGACCCAGATGGAGTTAAATTATACGCATGAGTTCCTTTCAATGCATCAATCGATTGCGATATATGTGCAGCTTGAATTGTTCCTGAATTAGTTATGCCTGATGTTGATAATGTTAGTGCCATAATTTTATATAAATATTTTCATGTTAATATGTTGTTACTTTTCCTTTAATATCTTTTTTAGGAAATTTAATTTCAAATATACTAGGATCTAGACTAGGATATATAATACCCTGTTTTGTTGCAGTTTCTAAATCATATACATTACCAGAATAATTTTCTGTCTTTTTAAATAGATTTTTAAATTGCAATCCTACTACGTTTTGTACTCCTTTTGAATTAGCTATTATTTGCATGACTTCTGATTTTATTATCGGTTGATTAATTTGCCAATTATCTATTCTAAAATATGTTTGTAATTCATTTATACACGTTAATAACACTTCATTTGAATTATAATTAGGCAATACAGTTATTTCAAAATCGATTCCAAAATTAATAATAAATGCATTTTTAATATTAATAGCATCTGTTAATATTCGATGATAATCTAGATATGTCTTTAAATTTAATTTAATAGCTTTATTTAATTCGGTTAATTGTTTATCTGAATTGTATCCTAATACATATAGATTCATAGCCAATGGATTAGCAATACGAGTATCTTCTAATTGTTCTTGATCTATTTGGTCATCTGGAACAATATATGCTTTTGCCACACTTCCAAATTTTGCTGGCATAGAATAACATCTAACAAGATAATCTTGTTTTGTAACTAATCGATTTTGAGTTGCAAAATTTGCAGCTGCGTTATTTTTTATATCTTGTAATGAATCTTGTTCTTTACCTCCTCGAGCAGGTCCAATGTTATTAATTGAAATAGATGATTTAACAAAATTAACCATTGCTGTAGCATTTGTTGAATTTGGGTCGTCACGAAATGATACAAAATCTATTTTATTAATAGTATTACTATCAACATTGTCAGATAATCCATTACCGGTGGAATATGTTACATTTAATGTTGTATTTGAAGGAGCTTCTCCATATGCTTTTGTATATAAAAAATTTGAAGGATCAATATCAACATTAATGTTTTTTCTTTGTCGTTCTAATCCATTACCTACATTTGATGGATTAGGAATTATTTCTTCATCATTATTACTACTTACTCCAGCACCAAATTGAAGTTCCATTTTATTATCTGATCGTAATCTTCTTATATATCTTTTAGCAACTTTTTTCATTTTTAATAGATACGGAGATGAGTCACGAAATTGAAATGTGTCTGGATCATTTTCTTTTACATTTAATACTTCTTGAAAAACTGTATCTTGTGCTAAATATGGAACTTCTGTCCATGCATCGCCGTCTGTTTCAGTAACTGATATGATTTCTATTACATTTTCTTCTGGTAATACTATTTTATCATATGCTTTTGCAGATTCAAAAGAAAAACTTTTTGTTTTAATAGTTCCAGATACTGCTTGTACTTCTTTCTTTAAAAGATAATATGTAGGCTCATTAGTAGAATCATCTACTTCATAAATAGTAACTTCTGTTGGACTAACAGATGAAGATAAATTAAAATCTACTGATTCTAATGTTCTAAATTCTGCAGATCCTTGTTCTTGAGATACTCGCATTCCAGCGTTAATTGATAATGCATAATCAAAGTTTGGTTTATTATTAGTTCCAGATCCTACTGCAGGAATTAATTGAAAAACATTTAATTTAACATGGGAAGGAACTGCATTTAATGGCTGATATCCTAACATATTAGCTAGATTAATTATATTTCCTCTTTCTTGAGCTTGATTTAAAATTGATTCTTTTAAACTAGTATCTGCGTAAAATGATAAAACATCTCCAACATATGCTGCTAATTCTAAGAACAACATTCCAGGTGATGATTCATTAAAATCAGTATGTTGATTTGGAAAATATTGTTTTGTAAATTCAATAAGATTTTTTCGAAATTGATTAAAATCTTTATTTAAATAGTTTACATTTTTATTTACGTCCATTTAATAATACTCCTTTTATTCAACTGTTACTTGTCCTGATTCATTTGCTGATATTGTAATCGATTTTAACGCATCAATATTTGATACTGTATAATCTAATACAACTGTTATTATATTTGGTAATGGTGTATCAAATATGACTTCAATTTTTTCAATATTAATATATGGTAACCATCTGTTAACAGAGTTACGTATTTCTTCATCGATAGCTATTTGTAATTTAGTAGTTTGCTGTTCAAATAAAAGAAATTTTAAAGAAGTTCCAAATTCTACTAGTTCATATCTTTCTCCTAATCCTGTTAAAAGTAAATTTTTTAAATTACTTTCGGATTGTTCCAATGTTGTAAATGTAGAATTAAAAACACGTTTACCATTAAACGGAAATTTTATTCCAATTGCAGAATTTGATTCAGATCTAATTTCACTATTTTCTAATCGGTATCCCATTTCCTTTCTTCTTATCAATTGCTTTCATTAACGTTGAATAATCACGTGTCATTGCTTTTTGAATAACGGGATCTACTTCTAACGTTTTTCCAGTTTCTGGATCTGACATTACAGAAGTTTGATTTATATTTTGTATGCTTCTGTTCATTCCAAATCCTTGAGCATCTTTTGAAGTCATCATAATATCTTCTGACATTAATGATGCATAATCAGCTACTTTGTTATTTTCTGTTAATCTTGTTGTTTCATTTAAAATATCTGAAAATTTATTTTCTTTAAATTTAACTTTATTATTAGACTTTTTCGATGTAACTGATTCTTTAGGCGAAGTTTTAATTTCTTGTATTGTATTTTCTAAACCTTGTTTTATTATTTCTGTAAGCTCTTGTTTAATAACTGTTCGAACTTCTTCGTTTATAACTTTTTTTAGTACATTAATAAATTTTTCTTGTTTCATGATTATTTCTTTTTATTATAAATATGTAATGTATAGATTTACGTATCAATCCATTTATTATTTAATTTTGGGCCATATATTTCATTTGTAATTTCATCTACATAATAATCACCGGATTTTCCTAGATCATTAGTTGGAGCTCCATTTCCTTTAATTAATTGAGAAGGAGCTTCTTGTAGCGAACTTAATAAATCTTGCTGTTGATTAATTAAATCTTGTATTAAATCACCTCTTAAATCTATATCATCTATAGATACATTTTTTTCTTGATAAAATTCACTAGGTAATAAATCATTATAATCAAGATTTAATTTGTCAATTTCGTCTTTCAATTGTTTTGGTACTTCTAACAATTCATCGCTAGTACTTCCATCATTGCCAGTACCATTTGCTGCTCCAGAACAAGCAGATGCTAATCTTGTAGCAACTTGTGCCAATTGGGATACTGCCATATCTACACCAATATTTAATCTAGGAGGAATTCCTTCTAGTTGTCCTAATGACTTTTTTGCATTTTCAATTGTCATAGTTTGTACCATTGATAAATCAGATAATAATACAGCTTGTCCTACAATTGGTACTGTATATAATGTATTTTTTATTGCAGATGCTATTCCTATTAATGTCTTAAATAAATTGACATATTTCATAATTTGTGCAACGAGGTTTTGTAATTTTTTTAGTCTTTCTAATATATCATCTAGATTATCTTTTAATGCATCAATTCTAGGGTCATTACAATCGCAATCATCTGGTAGCTTTATTGAATCCTGTACTACTTTTAATAAATCTTCAATTAGTTTATTTATAAATTTTACAATTTTATCAACAGCTATACTAGTTAATACTGGAGGAATTAATGGAATTTTGTCTAATGGTGATGTAACAGGCATATTTTAATCTTTCTATTTATTTTTTCATGAAGTATCTTGAACTTAATATTGATTTTGGATTTGTTGCTGCAGATAATCTTTCTTCAACTTTTTTTATATAACCTTTAGCTGCAGGATTTGGTTCAGAAAAAACTCCGCCGGTGCCATTAGTACCAGCTCGTAATGCTGAACATAAATCTAACAATGCTAATAATAACTCATGTCCATTTACCATTGGTTCAGCTGCATCGTCTCCACCTAACAATACTTGTTCAGCATTTAAATTAATACGTTGTTTTGAATCAAGAATTATACTATTAGTTTTTGAAACTAATAAAATACGGTCTGCAATTCCTATAAATTGAGATTTATTAAATTTATTATATCCTCCAGATTTATCAGTTACTCCAGATAATTTTAAAGTTGATAATTGTTGAGATGTAGTTAAATAAAACGATGAATCGTCATTTGTTAAATGTTCTATACTATATTTTCTTCCATAAATATTATCTTGATCCGATTGTTTTTGTTTTGTAGTATTTGATAGTATAATTATTGGATTTGTAATTAATTTGTCATCATTTGTATTATCTACCCAATTCGGCTCTACTGCAGTATCTGTGTCTTGTTTTATTTTGGATGATCCCAATCTTATTGTATTTCCAAAACGCCCTTGTAATAATAAATCGCCCGTAAATGATTGTAAAGGATTAACAATTTTTGGTTCAATAGGTGGCGTAAATGTTTCTGATGATGCAGCATTTGGTAATAAATTATGATATATACTAGATTGAATTGGAAGTGTACATAAATAATACCATTGTAATTCTTTTCTAGATTTACCAGAATATTGATTTGGTCCGGAAAAGATTAAAATTATTTCTCCTTTTAATGGTGGCTTTAAAATATTTAATGAAGCTGGCCTAGCACTTATATCATGTTGAGTAGTACTAGTATTAAAAATTTCAACTTTAACAGAATATAAATTTTGTTCGTCATTTCCTGTTTTTAAAGGTTCAACATCAATAACTTCTGCAATTTCAAAATTAACTTTAGTAAAAGTAGACATTTATGAATCCTTTTCTTGTATTAAATCTTTAGCTTTTTGAATTTTTTCTTGAAGTTCTTTATCTTCTTCTTCTATTTTTTCTATTTCATCTGTTAGCTCATCTTCAAATTCTTTAGATGCCATTCCTAGCAATTCTTTCTTTTCAGATTCACTTAATAGTGATGATTCTCCAGATATAGTCTGAGTAGTTGAAATATAACGTTGAGTAATAGCAGTTAGTTTAACTATATGATCATCATTTTTTACTGCTACGTCTAAATATTCTTTTATTAAAGGTACTATAATAGTAGCATCTGACGCATTTCTTATAAGTGGTTGTAATTGTGATATTAATTGATTTATTTGTCTATCTTTTTTCTTTGAATTGTGATAAACATTTGACATTAAATCAGCAAAACTAACACCTTTGAATAATTCTTCATTAATATCCATGGGAACATTTCCTTTAATATAAATATCAAAAGGGTAAATTCACGAATTCATTTTGTTCATATTCTTTGAATTTTAGATTATATATGTTTTTTAGTACTTTAATAACCTTAGTAATATTATTAGTTTGCAATCCTGTACGTTCACGTATAAATACATATAAAGCTTTTTTATTATATTGCTCTATATTTTCTCTATTTTCAAATAGATACAATATTGAGTCAGCAACGTGTATATCTGATTGATTTGTAAATATTCTGTTAATATTTTCATAACAATAGTTAACATATGCATTCATGAAAAATTGTAAAAGTTCTTTCATTTCGTTGTTATGCATTTCTGTTACAATATTTCTTTCTTCGTCTATATCTATAGGGTCCGATTCTTTTTTTAATTTTGCATATCCTTTTTGATTTTCTGCTATTAAATAATTAAATGCAGTTCTTGTATAATATGAGTATGCTTTACCGGCGCTAGGATTGAATTTATCTAATCTCATTGTTAAATATGTTACCAAATCTGTTTGTAAATCTTGAAAAGAAGAATTAATATAATCCGGCTTCATTTTATTAATAAGATTTTCAGACAACTTTAAAAAAGCAGGATATATAAATCTTCTATAAATTTTTTCTTTTAAAACCTGTTTGTCATTAGATCTATTATATGCTGCAACTGAATATTCAGTTATTTTTGTCCAATATCTATTACTTTTTTTCTTTTTTCTTGGCATTAAATTCTTCCTCTAAGTTAACTACTACTTGTTTTAATTGTTCAAATATCGTTCCAGTTTCATCATCTGCTTCAAAAGCTCCTTTGCTATCAATACGTTTTGCTTCATTTAATGAATTTTTAATTTGATTATACATGTATTGAGAATATTCTTCTAATTCTTGTATATAATCTTCCTGATCTGCAAATAATCCAGCTAAAGTATATGCTTTATACATAAAGTAAACTGCAGTTCCTGATGTTAATATTAATAATACAATTTCAATCATGAATCTCCAAATGTTTTAAATATATCTGTTATTGATTTGTCAATATCCGGATTTTGTTCTGCTAAATTTTTAATTGCTGTTTTCTTTGTTGCTTTTGTTTTTGCACTAATAGGATTAGGAGAATTATTTTTATGAGATCTCCATCTTTCATATTCTATTTGTGATGCCATATGATCTGCATGATGTAATAGTAAAGGTAAATTAGTTTTTAATTTAGCTTGTGCTGATCTTGCAATAAAATATGGTTTATTAGCATCATCATATATACCATCATGTATTCTAATAGCTTGAAACTCATTCCAAGACATTTGAACTTGATATTTTTGAAGTAAATATATTGATAAATCCGGTACCATTGTGAAAGGAATATTTTCATTATGCTTATACATTCTTCCCATATTTTTTCTATGCCAATCTGATGTTTCAACTTGGTATACTTCTCTTCCTTTTCCCGGAAAACCACATTTACCTAAATCATGATGCATAGCAGCAAACATCATTTCTTGTTTAGAATATCCAGACATATCAGATCCCATACTTTCCCATGAATCAGATAATTTATTTACGCAATCCATTACTCTTAATACATGATCTATATATCCTCCAGCAAATGCATTATGATAATGTGCAACTGAAGAAGCAGGCATCATTACAATCCTTTCTTCATAATCATCATATAATTTATTTAATT